ACTTTCGTTTCTATGATAGTGAGCCCGAGGAGGAAGTATAAATAATGATTTCTGATAGAGATAGACAATTATTGACAGAAGCTGGAAAAGAATATATTTTAGATGCTGTAATTCATAGTAAAAAATTAAAAGAGAAATTAACACCTTCTGAGCATATAAATTTATCTCATTATGTTAATGAATTAACTTATGAAGAAGTTATATCTATAACAATAACTGAGGATATAAGAAAATTCGAAAGTGGATTTTCTAAATTCCTTAAATATAGTTTAGCTGCGATTGCTGGTATGGCTGTTGGTGGTATTGGGTTAGCTGTTCCGACTGTTGCTATGTTTACATTATATCTATATCGTAAAGCAACCGATACATGTGAAAAATCATGTTTTACACCTAGATTTTTTTCATCGGAAAGAAAAATTTGTAAGCTTGAATGTCAATTAAATGCAGCAAGAAAAATGGCAAATGATCTTAATTCACAAGTTTCTAAATGTAGTACATATTCAAATCCAAAAAGATGCGAGCACAAATTACAAAATGAACATATAAAGTGGGTAAAAAGAGTTAGACAGTTAATAGTCAGATTAAATGCTGCAAAAATGGTTGCAAACGAAAAAGAGCGAAAAGAAAGATTAAAACAACAAAAGAAACAAACAACTATGGATAACATTACTATTACAAGAAGTGGTGACACAATAATAGTTTCTGAAAGTGATGATAACAAAGAGTTTCATTTTGAAGTTGACCCAAAAAAAGAAAGGAATGCACGAATTGTTTTATATTTGGGGCTTGGAGTTTTACCTATTCCATTCTTTAATGATATTATAAATTATATAATAAAAAAATATAGTTTTGGGTGTGCTGGTAAATGTGTTGCCCAAATGAAAGTTCCTAAAGATGTTTGTTATGCCCAATGTGCGTATTTGGGTGCTAAATACGCTGTTGATTTACTTAAAAAACAACTTCCTAAATGTGATAAATCAAAAAACACAATTAAATGTAAACAAAAAATATACAATTTGTTAGAAGATTGGGAACAACGTAAAGTTGAAAGAAAAATGAAATTCGAACAACTATTAAGAGATAAATTAAGAGACAGGAAAGAACAACAAGATAAAATAATGGCTAAAAGACAACAAGGAAATCAATAATGGCAATTCAAAACTATCAAAGAATATATGAGTATATTCATGAATATCAAAACCTTGTTTATGATTACTATAGTAAACATGTTGTTGCATTTTTAACAACTTATTATAATTTAAATGTGTGTGATACAATTTGGGAAGATGAAAATATTATGGGTGGTGCGTATGAACCTGTTGGAGATTTATCTGGAATAAAAAGAAATAAAATTTTAGTTTTACCATTATATTATTCAGAGGAATACACAACCGCTTTTGATGCTCAAGAAACTGGCTATATAAAAGAGAATGAAACTACATTTGTAATGCCAAGTACATATAATTTTAAACCATACCCAAATGATATTATAAAGTTAGAGCAAGATTTTTTGAGTCCAAAGAAAGATACATACCCATTGTTTATTGTTACAGGTGTTGATATACACCCAAACACTGAAAGAAGATTTTGGAAAATAAAATGTAAAATATTTCAAAGTAGAGAGTTAGAAAGTGTGGAGGCTCAAGTTGTTAACACATTTTCATTTGTTGAATACGATAAAAAAATACATACATTAGAGGACTCACAGTTTATTGCCAGATTGTTATATAAACATTCTTTATTAAAGCAATGTTTAAATAATTTGTATGATAGTCGTTGTGGTTATTACTTCACACCACGCGAGCCAGTTCAATGTTAGGAGATAACTAATGAGCGAGACTCCATTATCAAGTCAAATCTATCTTTCAAGAGACAGTATTCGTGAACAGATAGCAGTAGAAGTTAAAAATTATATGGAACTCAACAATGTTGATCTTACGAAATCTTCATTCTTGAGTTTTATGATTGATACAGTATCAACCCTTACAGGTAATTTATTATTTTATCAATTGTCAACATATAGGGAATTCTTTTTAACTAAAGCACAATTACCTGATTCAATTTTAAATTTATCATCATTTCTTGGTTACAATACAAGAGAAGCAACACCAGCAAGAGCAAATGTTTTAATCACTGTTCCTTTTGGATTCGATGATCCTTCTAGTCAATTTATAATTCCTGAAGGATTTGTTTTTAAAGCTGAAAGCACAGAATTTAGAACATACTACAATACAACAATAACAGTCACCAATAATTCATCTGTATTAATTCAAGTTGCTGAAGATAATAAAAGATATACTCTTCCTTATTCTATATCTGAGGGTGCATTTAATTTTGTTTTGCCTCTTACTCAAGTAAAAGAAGTTGTTCAAGAATTTCAAATTGATAGTGATACACAACAGTTTCAATTTGTTATATTAGATGTCCCAATAAAGGGAGAAGTTGCTGCCCTACAAGTTGAAGTTCAAAATCCTGGAAGTGCAGGGTATACAACATGGACCGAATATAATAGTTTGTTTCTTATGGGGTCTACTGATAAAGGATATGTTTCAAGGAGAACGGATTCGGGAAGAAGATTGACTTTTGGTAATGGACTGATAGGAACTCAACCTGAACCTGGATCCAATATTTTAGTAACAATTTTAACAACTGAAGGAGAGGACGGGAATGTAATTGCAGGGTCTATAAGAGCTGGAGAAAGAATTTATATCTCAACTCTTGCTGGTATTAATCAAGTTGTTTCATATGAAGTTGTTAACGCATCACCAGCATTTGGTGGAATAGATGAAGAGTCACTTGAAGACGTTAGAAAAAATTCAATTGATTCAATAACATCTTTGAGCAGACTTGTTACAGAAAATGATTATAAAAATATTAATGTTGTTGTTCCTGAGTCTCCTCTTGCACAAAATTCAGTTCCTGTTTTAAAGAGATCAGATTTGCAAGTAAATGAAATTGAATTATTTAGTGGTATCATCTTTGGAACAGCTACAGAAGAAGTTGATAATTTGGCCCCTACAAGAAATGAAGTTATAGAAATTCCTTATGGGCAATTAACAATACCAAGAGATACTGAAATTCAAAGAGGTGATGACACATATTATACCATGTTTGAATTATCAATAGATACACATAATAAAGTTGCCCAGTATGAATATCTTATTTATGAAGTTGAAATATTACCAGCTTTGGAAACAAGTTTTGGATCAACATATGATTTATATTGTGACAATTTAGAAATAACAAGAGATGGAAACGATGGTGTATTTAAACTTTATTATAAATCTTCAGAAGTAGATTCATATTTAGCAACATGTGAAATGAAAATTGCATCAAGTGGTTCTATAAAAACGATGACAAATGATTCAACTGGTGGGTATTTTATTTATACTTTTACACCATATACTAACATTCCATTAGGGAATCAGAAATATACATTTACTATAAAAGACCCAAGTGCAAATGATATTGGTCAATATGCAAATGAGGTAGCGTTTAGATCAGATTTAAGTACATTTATGAGATCTAATTTAAAAACAGATGGGACTACTGTGACTGTTTATGATATTCCAGTTGTTGAAAAAACATATTATGATAGTATAAACAAAAGGGATTTTGAATTAGAAGTTTTACAAAAATTAGTTACCTCCATGGACTTAACTGATAGCAAAATGTTAACAGATTTTACAAATATAAAATTTACAAATACATATGGGTTATTAGATAATATGAAATTGAATCAACCAACAATTTCTTCTGTTGTAGATATAGTAGATACTTTACCAATAGGTTGTAACTTAAATGATAGATATATTTTTGCCCCATGTTGCGGTGATGATCCAAATCAAGATAATGTTATTAAATGTATTGATGCAACAGCTGGTATTTTTATTTATGAAAAACCTGTTGCTGATTCAGTAGTTTATGTTGTTGATAAAGATGATAATTATATATATTCTGATCGTGGATGGATTTCTTTACCATCATACACTATTCCTTTACAAATAGAGATAGAAGTTTTTAGATCAAAAACTTTTAGTGGTACTGTTGTTGCATTAATTGATACTGTCAGAGAAACTTTATATGAAGCCTTTAAAGATAGGTTTGGTGGAAATACTACAATATATAGATCAGAGATTATTGATATAATTCAAAACATTGAAGGTGTAAGTCATTGTAGATTAAGAAAACCAGAAACAAGTATTTTCTTTAACTTTTCTTTACTTGATTTAACACAAGAACAACTATTAAGATATGGACCAGAATATGTTTTCTTTTCAAAAGACACTATCTCAGTTAGGGTAATATAAAATATGAAAGAACTTTTAGAAAAATCAAAAATAAATTATGCACAACTTAAATCTTTTATTGTTAAAACTGTTGCGAAAAATTTAAGTTCGCTTTCAGAACCTTGTTATTTCCCTGAGTTAAAAAAGAATTTATATGAATTTTTAAAAGTTTCTGGATTGGAAGAAAAAGATATTAGAGAATTTGCTAGAAGAAGATGGAAGGGAAGAAAGGAAGCTAAGTTTAATGTTGTTATGGACCCTGCTGCAAACTTTTATATTTTTCTTTTACAATATTTTCTTGACAAAAAAGATACTGTTGCTTATCAACACATGATGGTTATGTATATGATACGTCAATATTCAAATCTTATGCATAAACATTTTAAATTTTGTAACCCAGATGTTTTTCAATATGCACTAGAGACACTTACTAAAACACATTTATTTGCCAGAGAAAGAACAATATCAAATGCTATTTATTATATGTCTCAAGAAATGATGAGAAGATGGACTACCTCTTTAAAGAAAAATGATTTAGATCAAATTGGAAAGTTCATGCAGGAGAGTCGTCATAGAATTTCTCAAAGTGTCAAGAGCTTTGCACAAACCTATTATGCGGCATCTGAAAAAGGACAAGGAATTAAATCAGATGAGACTGCAACTGATTCTGCTGAAGATGATGAAAATTCATATCAAGAAAAATCAACTGAGAAGGGCATTCGAATCATTGAAGATATTGTATCTAAAATAACAATCTATAGATATAAAGATGTTCAAGCGCAAGAGAAAGCAAGAATGTTATCTAAAATTAATGCCTCTCTTGCAACTCAGATTGTTAACAAATTAAACAACACTAAATATTCTGATATATTAAGATTAATTTTAAAGAAATATATTGAAGAATTAAATAGTATGAGCAAATTATGCGGAAAATCTTATACTGATCATGTTAGACAACTAATGTCACTTAAAAGAACAAAGATGAAAATTTATTTTAAGCAACAAATAAATATTTTAATATTAGACCTTCTGAAAGATTTTGATTATTTAGAAAAGTATAATAGTCAAACAAACCAAACACAGTTTTTAATAAATTTATTTTTAGCTTATTACTTGACTATGATATTAAAAAATACT